TCGGCATAGGGATTTTTATATTTCCCGAAATACCCGTCTCGCATCCCGGTGTTCCACGCATCTCGATTGGGCTTCCCCGGATCTTCGTTTTCAGTAGCCATCCCCTGGGCTGAATCAAATTCGCCGTAAGCCTGATCTCTTCCAACAGTTCCGGATGTTTGCATATCAGACTCATCACTGCCGCCGGCGTTCGGGCCGATCCCCGGAACGGTCATTACACCTTCCATGAGGTTAATCAGTTTTCTCATGTCGTTCATAGCATTCCCACCTTCATTAGGTTAGGCTTCTTAATTCTGCCGAATAGACCGACATCATCTTTCTTTAAGTTCTTTGGGTCGTTAAATCCATCATAGTCTTTCGGCATCATAGTATGATCTACCTTCTCGCCCGGACTAAGTGGATTTTCTACAGTAGTGATTTGGCGTTCTTTTGCCACTTTGGCTAACTCTTTCAAAAACTCTGTATTGTATGTTTGGCCATATGCAGGAACATCAGTTTCTTCATGATCAGCACCCAGGCGGGCTTTATATGTTTCTTTATACTCGGGAGAATTTCTATCAATGTATAAATCTGTTTCACCCCGGCGAGGATCATTCTCAGAATGCACGGCAAGCAATGCTGGTGAAATACCTAAGTTATTGCAAATGTAGATTCTTAAAAAATCTAAAGATCCGGGATAGCCGAGCGTCATGTCGCATGAATGAACCGACGTGTTCTTAACGTTAGGAAAATCCAATGGACTTTCTTGAATAGGTGTTTTTCTAAACGCAGATGCTGATTTGAGATCATACTTCTTAAGGCAAGCTTCTAGTTGATCTACCATAACATCTGTCATTTCATTTAGTGCAAACTTCAAAACATAGTTGTACTCTCTCTTTGAATCTGCTACATAATTAACGAATGATTTCTTTTCTGCCATATATTGACTCCAGTATACGACTATTTATCAGAAGTTTCAGTTTTCGATGACACAATGTATTTTAGGAGTTCATTCCTGTCGAATTCACCGCCATTTGCCAATTTCCTATCGCCATTGCCTTGGTCCAGGTCAATTTGTTCGGCTCTTACCTTCTTAAGCTGGAGTTCGATCATCTTTAACTTTTTGTCTGCTTTGGCGTTTTTTGCGTCTAAGGCAGTTTTAAGCATCTGGCCGGCGACTTCATAAATCTTACCGGCATGCATATCTGGTACATTCCCGCCTAAAGCAATGAGGTCAGTGAAAGTCCGTATGGCCTTAGAAGATATGTCGTCCATTTCTATATCATGACTATCAAGTCCTATAACAGGAGGCAGTGCGGCATCCACCTTTTCGGCAGTTGTCAATGACGAATATATCTGCTGTGCCTCAGCTAATAGTTCCGCCTTAGATTTTGCAGGCAGTTCTTCTTCCTGCAGCGGCTCTTCAGCTGGCGGCAGATTGAAGAAATCTTCCATTTTTTTGGTCATTTTCTTGTCCTCTTATGGTAGGATACAAGTTTAGAAAACGAATCTAAAATAGAAACAAAATATGGATCATTAATCTTATAATTACCAGATATAGAAGCATAAATATCAAGAATAGAAGAAAATTCTAAATCGTTTATCGCCATTTTATTAGAAATAATATTTTCTACTAAGTTAAGAAAATCATCTTTTTCTTTTTCTAAATATCGAGTAGTTATATTAATTTCTATTTCTTTGAGATTCATGGCGTTCTATTACATTTCTTAATACCTCATTGACCTTCTTAAGACAATCAAGTTGGCCTTGTACCTTTTCCTCATACGATAACTCAATATTTTCATCTATGGGCATTTTTTTATCATTTGTTTTTTTATCACTCATACCATTAATTCCTGCTCTCGTAATACCTTAACCTTTCCTCGAAGGATTATTAAAAATATTGGTTTCCGTCATTACACGGAAGGACATATTATGATGCTTGGCAAACGCATGTGCTGCCGCCCACTTAAAAGTATTCAATGCAACCGCTGCCTTAGCTCGTTGACTCTTAGCTTGTTCTAAGAACGTCTCTTTAGCTGGCTTTACTTCGATAATCTCTGCTTTCTGATTACCTTTAGCATCCACATAAGTAACTACAAAGTCCGGGACATACACTGTATATTTACCTGTAAAGGGATTCTTATAAGGTATTTTAATGGATTCACTCGCCCAACTCGATATATTGGGGTTTGTATCAAACAACACCATAACCTTATGTTCCCACGAGGATCGAAAAATTATAGGATAAGTCCCTACATATTTGCCAGGATTTATAGGTTTATACTGGCCCTGAACATAGGATCTCATTTACGCCCTTATCTGTCTAGCCTGTAGACTGCGTCTATTATTGACGGATGTAACAGTGCCTACTTGGTTACCAGTGTCTCTGAGGTTGTTAAGTGCTCTGTAAGCATTTTCTGTAAAATATAGTTGACCATTTGCTTCTACACTTTCTAAAAGCTTCTGTGGACTTATACCAAGCTGGCTTGCCATGTCTATTGCAAGCGCAGCCATAGTGTCAGCATAGAGTGGGCCAGCGCCTCTGGACAAAAAATAGCATTTCGTGAAGTCAAAAGACATCGCGGAGTAGTTACCAACTACTCCGCCTCCCAAGTCTGATTGTAGCAATGACCCTGCATTAGGGAATACAGTGCCGCCAGTGGAATACTTAAATGTGTTAGTAGGAACACCATTAACAGTTTTAACTGTTTTCTGTGTTCCTAGATACGTAAGCATCTGGGAACTAAACCTGCCTATAGATGCAATGTTGGAGTTAGCCACCTGGGTTTCCGCCTGTTCTATTCACATCTGCATACGATGTCCTTGCCGGTGATGCCGTGGATCCGAAGGGGCGTGTCTGCACAGGGGCCGGTGACGTTGGGTTATACGGAGTCGGAGATATGTTGGCAAGTCCATCTAATGCACTCGCGCTCACTCTTCTCACGACCTTATCTGAAGCAAACGCACCGGTAACTGCCCCAATACTTGATTGTACATTTTTTCCTATTCTCTGTAAAATAGGATTGTCCGACTGTAAAAGAGGGTTGTTAGACTCGATAAAGTCTAACAATGATACGTTGAATGCAAGTGCAGGGAGTTCTAAAAACTCTCCGTGCTCAAACTGATCTATTGTAGAGGTATTTTGGGGCTCATTGGCCTCATTACCAAGCTTTAAGTTTTGAATAGTGTAATATGCATATTCATAATCAAATGTGAATGTTAGCTCTAATGTGCTATCAACGCCTGCGTAATCCAGCGTATCATGAGAAAATGCAGATATTCTGGGATTTACCAACGTTACTTGGTTGAATCTGCCAGCGTGAACCTGATATATTTCTATTGTTTGAATTAGATTTCGCACATTTTGGACTTGAGGTAAGTTAAATCCAAACAAGTGTGAATTCATTGTATCAGATACAATGTTTTGAGTATCTTGCTTACTCCCATCTGTATTGGTGGCAGAACCAGACCCGTTCTGAGCATCACTTCGGAAGGGATTTTTCGTACTAGCAGGCAATCCTAAAAGGTTGGGATTAAATGACAATCCTAAGTTGGTCCTTAGTTGCTCTGTCGAAAATGTGCCGTTCTTCTGTTGATCAGTCTTTGCATCATTCTTGCCTGGCTCTGTTCCGTCTGCAAAATAATACCTGTAGTACATTTCCCAAAATTTCAATGTCTTTCCGTCAGCTACATCATGAAACACCATTTTAACAGGTTCGAACCCTATCTTTGTTTGGCTTAGTCTCTTCCTGTTATATTGGTTAATTGGCACTGTTTCGATCTTAAAAGATGGCATCTCTACGGATTTGATCAGTGGTGCAATTTGCCCCCAGGCCGCGTTGTTGAAGAATTTATTATAAAAGCTCCCTGCTGTTCCAACTTTATTCAAGTTTATGTTGACATAATACTCAAACGGGAACCTGGGCTGATTCCGGTAAAGGGATTGGCCGTCTTGATTAAAGTTGTAAGTCGCATGGCGCGGGCTCTTTTCATAATAGAACCCGGCGCCAGTTAAGTGTGTAAACAATGATGAAAATGATGGCATAGAATACTATTTATCTTCTCAATATCTAAAGTATTCATCTAAGAATTCTATTATTTTGTAAGTTTCGGAATTTGCACCAATTTCTTTTATAACAATAACTTTTAAATGATTTATGATTATTATATGGCTGTTAAGTTCAGGGAATGAAAATATATCTGCTGGAATCGAAGTATAATTCTTAGTTCTCGATTTATTATCTTGATAATAATCGTGTACCTTAGACGATACAGAATGCGACAACGCCTCGATCAACAATCGATCTTTATCGATATTTGGTTGAATTACTTCATCTATTCTCATCTTGTTTTCTCTCAAAGGCTTCGTCGGTTAGTTTTTTTAATTCTTCTATCAACCTAAGTGCTTCTTGGAGATTTTTAATCTTTTCCTTGTTTGTTCTTTCTTGTTTTAATTCATTCAATTCTTTGTTCATGTTGATTCCTCTAATAGATTACCATCTTTATCAAATATCATAAACTTGAAATTATATCCGGCATCTAAACAGGCCTGTCTTTTGGCCATATTACGCGGACGATTTGTGTTCAATGTCCAATTAGATTTTACCTCAACGATCAAATTGTCTTTTGGTATATAAATATCGGGAAAATATCTTCTTGATTTACTATCAGCAAAATATTTTATAAATGGCATACAACCCTTACTAACAATAATTTCATCTTCGGTATAAATTTTCAATAAATTATTTAATGCAAAAGCTTCATAACCTTGGATTGAGACAATAATACCCGATGGTAAAATATATTTCTTTGTTCTTAATTGATTTTTTACAATCTTTTCATAAATCTCGGAATTCTGAGATGGATTAGACACACCGTACTTTTCAATACATGTATCGGCTGATTTCTGTCGAATTATTTTATTTTGTTGTGGTGCAGATACACCATATTTCGTTATACAAGTTTCCCTTGATCTATCTTTAAAATCTTGCAGGCGTTGTGGTCTCTCAGTACCAAATTTTTTAATATTCGACTCTATTGTCTTTTGTTGAAATTTATCTAACGTTTGAGGTTTATCAGTTCCGTATTTCCTGATATTAGTGTCCGTTATTTTATCAACAAAAGATTGAATGTGCATAGAGTTAGTGATTCCTTTACCGTACTTCTCGGTAAAAGTTTCTTTAATTCTATCTTTGATTATTTTAGATTTGGATGGATTAGACACCCCGTATCTGTCTAAGGAGGTCTGTTTTGCTTTTTCTGCTACACCTAAACGCTGGCAAGAAGGTGAACAATATTTCTTGTATTCCCCATCCTTCTTGCGAATTTCTGTAACTATTACTTTACAATCTTTATTGTTACATTTTTCACCATTTGCCATAAAATACCCTTAATTTTGTAAAAGTATTTATAACAAATGTGTAAAAAGTTACCCGAAAGTTGTGCCACCAGTTGGGCTGGCAATATTTGGATATGGGTTTCCGCCGACAGTAGTTCCATCGTTTGTGTTTGGTCCGGAAACGTTTGTTGCATTATCAAATCGAATTGTTAGTGTAACTGTTACTGGCTCACCTTCTTTGTAATCGTTCTCACCGTAAGTGACAGTCTTGATGAAGCATCCGTCCAGGACCCACGACTCGAGCTGATCATTGTCTGTGCCGTCTAGTGAATGGATTTCCATTGCAAACTTATAGTTGATGCCTGCAACTGCACTTGTTTGTTCGAAGTGGTTCATCTGTTTCTGAATCTGTGCACCAACCGAGGATACTACAGCGTTTGTAATATCATCGCGAAGGGTAATTTCAATTGGCTCAAAAGTATGTTTACCCATGATCCAAGCTACAGAGTTATATGAATGCAATTCTACTTCCGAGTGATCTACTTTTGGTCGTGTGCATGTCATTACGTTTTGTGTCATTTCACGTAAGCCATTATTTTCACCAAAGTTTTGCCAAACAACCCTGAAGCGATACTGTTGCTTCGGGTGAAGTATACCAAGCTTGGCTCCGTCTAATGGAATACCGAATTTAGCTAAATTTGCCATCTTTTTCTCCTGCTATAAAAGCTAATACTATTTATCAAAATACAGAAATTTTTTCATGAGCGGTTATTCCTGCAAAATCTGTAATGATATAAGCCTCTCCTATTTCATGATTGCATTCGTAAGGTAAAATCCCTATTCCATGGTCTCCCCACTTTAGCCCTAGTGAGTTGGCTATAATCCACGATCCACCACTTAGGCCGTCATCATAACCAATAATCACTGTGGCGTGTCCCATTGACTTACGGTTATCATCATTATTAATGGGCGCGTATGTTTGTTCTGATAATGGCCCTTTTATTTTCCAAAAAAGACGGCCAGTAAATAACCCAATAACTATCGGTATGCCCATCAATAGGTGCTCTTTGAATTTACTAACTTCTGTAGCTTCGTAGGAAGTCAACTTATATAACCTCGCTTCAATGTCTGCTACTGCTGGTGGAGGGCGGTCGACCCTGGCTGGAATCAATGGCCACAATCTATCGGTGCATACCCCGTTCTTAAGTGCATCCAAAGTAGACAACAGGTCTGTTCCTTGTTGGCCCACTCTGTTCCGTTGCTGCCTGGCCATGTAATAAAGATAAAGTCTAGAGAAATGCAAGGTCTTTCCCGATGATCCGAGCAACATTTCTGCACTGAGGAGTGAAGAACTAGCCGTGCAACAATCCACATTTTCCTGAGAAGGCAAGTATTTTATTAAATGTCTTAGGTTAAAAGAACTTTGCATGGAATATTTATCAAAGGTAAAGAAACCCGCCGAAGCGGGTTCTTATTGACCATCAATGTGTTAAGCGGTTAAGCTTGCACCAGTATTCACGATCCTAATAGGAATGTAAATAAATTCAATTGCTTTGACTGGTTGAATTGCAATATCGATCCACAATTCATTCCTGTCTATGCGTGCTGGTGTATTGTTTGACAAATCGCAAACTACAAGGAAGTCATAAAGAGCGCGAAGTGTGATTAGTTCAGACAAGAACCTGTCAAATGCATCTTTAACTGCTTTCCTTGTTGTCGAATCGTTAGGTTCGAACAAGAACGGCATTGCCAACTGGTTCAACTGGTAGCGCAAGTAGTTTTCTAAGCGAACTACGTTGATACGATCTGTTGCACTAGCAAAGGCCTGTCGAGTTTTCTGTCCAAAAACAACAATTCCGCCAGCGGGCATAACTCTAATCGGGTTAATACCGTTTTGGTAAAGTATGTCTCTCTGACCTTCGTTCAACCTAGTTGGCACAAATTGACCTTCTGCATTAACATACCCAACAGCCCCTGCATTGTTAACTACGCCTCTCTGCAATCCTGCTGGTGCAAACCAAGGGTATGAGACCTGGTCATTGTATGCAATTGTCCTTAGTGCCATATGTGATGGTGGAACAACTACGTCAGTACCATCAACGTTTGTGCTCAGTCCACTTGGATACCACGCAGCAAAATACTTACTTGCTGATACTAATCCATCATTGCCATTGCCCAAGGCAACCGAAGAGTTAGTTGCCCAATTTTGCAATATGTATCCTGATGCAGACAACGTGAATGGAGTATCACCTACGATGAACGCTGTTTCTTTTCTATCTTCGTTCAACACAAGCATCTCGTCGATTGCCTCGACATAACCCGGAGCAGCAATTAAGTTAAAGAACAAATCTTCTGCACGAATTTCTTCATTAGAAATAATGTCCGACTGGATTGCTCTGACAATCATAATCTGTTGAGCTGCTGCACCCATGTATGGGTTGCCAGCTGCATTGTTACCGGAAGAGTTAGACCAACGACCCAACGAGTTGTTATTTGTGTCATCTGGTTCAGCAGGCACACCAATGAACACATACGGGCTTTCCCATACCTTAACATTATCTGTGGAGTAACGTGTGTTCCAAAGTAGGAATCCTTTTGGATACAAGTCTGAATCTGGAGCATCTGGGTCCAAGTCTGGGTTTGATCCTCCGCCGTTGTTTTCGCCTGAATATGCTCCATCGTGGTATAGTGGGTTCGGACGGGCGTCTGTAAATATGATACCGTGGTTAGAAACTTGATCAGTGTTGCTCATCATTACCCACGCTGAACCGGACCAATATCTAATGGAAGGGTAAGGATCTACGTCAGTGTCTACCCAAATGTCATTTGCTGCCAAAACAACTGGCGGAACATTATCCTGCGGGTCGCTTGACTGGGTGTACAACGTTGGCTGGCCTGGTAGAACAGTCATTGTTCCGAAGCCTGGGAGATTTATGTTCTGCCATCCTCCAGCGCCATCGGCCACAAGCATATCAATCGTGGATAGTCCATCATTGTCTAGTCCTAGTAGTGCATTAAACCAAAGTTGGCCATTTACCGGACCCGATGTGGGTACTGATTCTGATCCAACAATGTTTGGGAGTAATGCCCAAACACCGTTTGTATTCAGTCTAAATTCTAGTGAATTTGCAGTGCCAACCGGCGTTGGGCGTATATATATCTGCCCAGACGATCCGGCAGGGTTACTGCTGTAATATGTATCAGCCGAAGTGTCGTCAACCAAAATTGGAGCTTCAACTTGTACAAATTGTGCCAGCGTTGCATCCATTCTACGAAGTACAATATTTGCACCTTGTGCTGCGGAACCGGTCTTCACCCAATAGGTTTGTGTTGTTGCTACGTTTGTCAAATCAGGCCATACAGCTTGAATAACTAAGCTCTGTGGGCCAACTGCACCTGATAGTTGTGTCCAGACAGATGCAACATTTTCCCAGTAGGTAATACTCGCGGTTGTGGAGTCAAAATACACTGCAATGTCACCTGGCAAACCACCGGTAGGTGCAACATCATTAAAGATGAGATCTGGCGTCACTACGACCCAAACTTCATTCGGGAATGTGCCTTGACGGACAAACAAACCATAAGCAGAGCCATTGGGCAACGCTGACTGATCAAACCAGTACGTTCCGGTAGCTGCTGGGCTTGTTGGTTCTATCGGTGTTGGCTCTAGTTGCGCAGTATCAATGTCTGCTCTAACAACTCTTGCTAGGTTCGAAATTCCTAGATAGGAGTATGATGCTAGCAATCCATACTCGTTAAGAGGATATCCATTCAAAGAAGTGCCACTGACGGAGTAGAAAGTTGGGTCGCCGAATGTTTGTACTAAGTCTCGCTGAGACGTTATGGACCAAACTTTTCCGGCATTTGCCTTCGTAGTTCCCTCTGCTACAGAAAGTCCATCAGGTGTGGATTTATTCTCTTGTGTTGCAATGAAAATTAGGGGTACGGTTCCTGGTCCTGCGCCGACATTGATACTCTGATCAATTACCGAAATACTTACGCCAGGTGATACTAATGTAGCCATGTAGATTAACTCCTTGTGAAGAATTATTATTCTTTGTTATGAGTATTTATCTACAAAGGCGTTAAATAGCCGGCAAACGAAGCTATATAACTGCTGTTAAAATTTCCTTCACTTGAGAATTTAAAAATTCAATGGTGCTATCGTTATTTACCTCATAGTCTATCTTTGAGCCGACCCACGCCCACTCGCTGAAATGGGCAGTGGAGTATGTTTTTGTCATGGCTTCTTTAGCTAAGGAATTTCCACGGTTTGCAAGTAAAGCAGTCTCATACCAAACAGGGGCAGGTCCCCTATTAATTTTGATGAGTTTACCACCCTGTTCTTGAATAAACCTTATTTCATTCGGGAACCTAACATCACTAATCACAACGTGTTGGTCTGGGTTTTTTCTAATTCTATTCTGTAAAGTTAAGAACCACAAATCTTCATGAAAGTTATTACGCAATGCATCTGTGCCTACAACCTGCAAGGCAAGCCTGGGACTAAAATTTGGTATTCCTAGTTTCTCAGACCACCACGGGTCTACAACTTCCCGCCAGGCCCTGGATTCGGGTGTGTCTCCCTCAAGCATGCATCTGGGCCAATCGAAAATTAAAGAACATGCATCTTTTAGACTATTAGCGAAACTGTCTTGTCTAAAATTATAGTCTTGGACGAGCTGTGTCGCAACTGTGCCTTTTCCACTATTAATGAATCCTAGAAGACCTATTATTTTACTCATTTTAATCTACCTTTATTCCAAGTATTATCCGGCGGTAATATAGACATTATTTCTACATTTCCATTATTCCACCATTTTCTGCCTTTTGTTAATCTTCCTCTTTGCCATTCTTCTCCGGGCGAATTACAAGACTTTAGTACAATACTTCCATTATTCCACCAGGGTTTTGTTGCACTTTCTCTTTGCTTCGCCCTAGATTCAGCAGAATGAAATCCTAATTTAAGATCACGGCATTTCTCACCTGTTAATATTGCATCCTGCTTAGAGATAGAATATATTCCTGTACCATTTTTTCTATTTGTTTCATTTGCTTTATTCCCGGCAAGAATCTTTTCCTCTAATGACATAGAATGAAAACCTAATTTTAAGTCTCTACATTTATTTCCCGATCTTATTCCTATTTCTTTTCTCTCTTCGTTTGTTAATATAAAATTTCCGTTAGAATGTTTATTCAAATAATTAGGCCATTTCATGGTCCAATGATTAACACGTCTTTCCCATCTGATTGCATCTTCTTTATTGTTGAATATTTTTCTAATCTCGATTACAAAATTATCCATACCGTGTATCTTTATTAATTTTTTTACACCCTTTGATGATGTAAAGTATTTAACAAACAGATCAGACGGGTCACAATTTTTTGCAAATCTTACACCATAATAAAATTGTTCTGTTATTTTGCAAAAAATACGATAGGTATATGGCCTGGTCATGAATTTATCTATAACTTCCTACAAGTCCTACAATCACGAATAGACAAAATAAAACACTACCAATGGCAGTGTTTTATATTTCCAATATTGTTATGTTATCCGATCACAAAGCTATATCCGTCACCACTGGTAACAAGGTCTAGTAATTGTTTTTCTAACTTATCAATCTCGCCCTGGGCTTCTTGTTTCATAGCAGCGCCATTTAACTGAACGTTTCCGGAAGGGCCAGGAAAGCCGCTTGGGAATTTGTTCCTCGCTTCACCTAAGAAATACTTAGACATTGCTGTGGCATATGAACGCAGCCAAGGCCCAGTATAAGCATCATTGATAATGTCATCATCAGACTTTTTAGCATAAACTCTGACCACAACTTCTTCATCGGCATTTGGCCTCTTAATAAGAGTCAGCTTATGGTTGTTGGGGTCAAATGTGAAGTTATATTGACTTGCAAAAACGCGCTCAGTTGTTTCTAAGAATTGATTGTAAAAATCCCAGGTTGCTAATCCACCTGATCTATTTGGTTGTAACAAATAGATATTGTAAAATGCAGCATCTACCGGGTCAAAGTTGATACCGCCATTGGTGTATGCACCGACACCACGACGATATAGACGTCTTACTTCTTGCACCTCTTCGGGCAGAGTATATATATTGTTGTCCCGTGTGATGTGTAGGAAAATATCCTTCTCAAGATTGGCCCCATCTGACTGCTGACGCAGCTTCTGAAGTCCAATGGTAATTGCAAGATTCAGGTGTTCAACGTCTAACTCAACATCGACCATTTGCGCACCGAGACCAAGCTCGATTTGCTTCATTAACAAAACTCTAGGCGTAACTTGTGAGGACATAATATATTAACTCTCCAATATATTATTTATCAATTACTTAACAGTTTCGTAAACATCTTTAATGTCGACGCCGGCCAATTGTACCATAACTACATCCAACATCACCTGTGCTTTGTCTCTTTGAAGTTCGTGCTCGATTAAAAGTTTTTCTAAACTAGCTTTAAACTGCAAGGCATTAACTCGCGTTCTTTCTTCTACAGAATTTAATGTCATCGGGTCTAACTGAACTTCTTCTTCAGTCAGTCCTTCCGGGTACAACATAGAAATGCCATCGATAGCAATTGCGTAATTGTCAATGTTAACCTGGTAGTGCAATACTTCTTCTTCTCGTGCTTTCACTGAAGTAACCAGCATCTTAATTTTATCGTCGTTTGTTACAAATATCATATGGTTCCTTAATTTAAGGATATTTATAATAATTTCTATAAATTATGAAATATTACCGAATGCTATTCCCAGGGCGAGGCCGGTTGGTAATGTACTTGGATTTGCATACTTGGCACCAAATCCTGCACCTGACCACGGATACGCAGTTATTTATCTAATAATCGCCTTCTTCATAATCAGTGCATCATCTAACGCATTATGAATATGGTAATCATATTTTGCAACTATTTCTGCTTCTACTTCGGAGGGTACATAGAATGTGAATATTTGATGCTGTTCTAAATTTGCCGGCCATATCGGTTTGAGTAATTTTCGTAGATGTGGAATATCCCAATCCATGTTATCGCACGCCAACATACATTTGGGACCGCGGGACTCGATCCAATTACCTATTTTCAATGAACACTCGATTGATGTCATTTTATAATCGCCGCCGCGAAGGAACGGCAACACATGCTGCTTAACAAATTCGGAACAATCTTCCAGTTTATACGTATCTGTTAATTCAGCATAAAAGTATTCTTCATTCTCGTCTACCAGGGCAATGCTTATTAATTTATTTCCTGGTATAAGATCGGAGAATTCAGAATCCAAAAATAAACGCATTATTTTATCTCCTTTAATAGCTTTTTGTAATTTGACAAGTTTTCTAAATCTTTACCCATAATCATTCTATATGTAAATCCATTTCCTTCACAATACAACTTACACGCATTCTGTTTTTCAAGATCTCGAGGAATAATTCTACCCTTTACTTCCTCGATTATTTTATTTCCATCTTTATCAATAATAAAGAAATCCGGAACGTAGTTGTATGAGGCATTCTCGAATATATAAGGTATTCTTATTTGATGATATTTTGTCCAGGATTGAATATTATCATTGTTATCGTGCTCTATCATTCTTGCTAACTCTAAAATCGAATCTGCATGAAACTGAATATTTGATTTAGTAGAAATATAATAAGATTTTCTTCCTCGATTACAACTTTTTATATCAAATTTTCCTTCTGCAATTAGATCAACCTTACTTCTGGACATTTTTGCCCTAGTTTCGGCAGAATGATGCCTGCCGTACATTGCATTATTTTCTCCAGACGAACTTTGTTTCTGTTTATTCCTTAGTTTAATTATGTCTTCGGAAGACATATGCCTGCACGGCTTCTTACCAAATGCAGGATTGCCTTCCCCGGATATTCTGCATTTAATGCATATTTCGCCATTATAATTAAACCGATGTATTCTTTTTAACCAGTTACTGGTAGATGCGTTCCATTTGGTCCCACATTTATCACACATAAGTTCTATCGTATAAGCAGTCTTGGGATTTTCATCTACGTTACAATAAACTTTTTCTCCCAAATAATTGATTCTGTATATTATTTTATTATATGACATAATGCTCTCTATTAAAAGAGTATTTATCAATTTCAACCCGATTCAGTGTCTAAGAAGATCTTCATTTATCAATCCGAAGTATTACATGATTCTCGTTTAACTTACCCTGCGCAGGCACATCAACAGTGCTTAAATCCTTCATAAAAGTGCGAAGTTTGACCTTACTGGCCTTTTTAAACTCCGCTAGTGTGTCCTCAGGCTTGCGTACTGTTTTTTCTTTGGATTCTGAAGAGAAGTTAATGATGCTAGCCCCTTTGACTAGCAGACCTCTCTCATCTAACGCTTTATACTGTGCTAGCTTGCGAGTCTTGGTATTATACACCCAAACTTCCTTCGATCCCAATATCTGCACAGGATTCTGACTAACAATGCCGAGGGCAGTATCTTCCTTTTTATACTTAATTCTTTCGACAAGCTTTTCCTGGGAGACTGGTTTCTTTTTCCTAGGCGCTCGTTGGACCTTTGCAACTTCCTGCATCATTTGACATGCGGCCATTATATTTTTATGGAATGTATCAAACTTTCTTAATTCTGCTTTTGTAAAGTTCGAATAACCTTCATTGAGATCTTTATCCTTCCCTGTAGCAGCCTTTTCAATCTCAACAGCTCGGCGGCTGAATATATTCTGCACATGCCTCATATGAGGTGCTTTGAGATCATTTGCCTTAAATAGGTTGACAAATTCCTCTACCTTCTTGGGTTGCACAGTCTTCTTGGATAGGTAGAAGTCGTCTATCCACCCTTCCAGTTCCCCCGCGACTTCGCGCGCTTTTTCAAGCAATCTGTCTTGGATTGTAGGAGTTGGCGGAGCCTTTGTAATAGGCGCTGCATTACCTTTACTTTCAGTTGGGATAGTGGACGCTTGTTCCTGTGCTTCCGCAGAAATCTTCGCTTCTTCTTCGACAATTATTTTCTCCAGTGCAGGTATAAGAGAAGGTAATATGTCTTCGGGAATATCGCCGCCGTGATTGATGACATACATATATTTACCAACTGTGGTAAATCTCTTATCATTCATATCCATAACTCGTTCTAGCAAAGGATGTTTTGGACTCAATGACCTAAGATATCTAATAGTTTCTTTCTTCAAATCACCCGAACTCAATTCATAATGGGCGTACATCATGGCGCCTCGATAATTTGATTCAAAGTGCTTATGTGTTTTGACTGCTGCCTTAAAGTCTGGCTTGGGCCAGCTTACATATGCGGCACTAACTATTCTTTTCTTACCTGCCATTTTATTATCCTTGTAACGTTTTACTATTTTAGCTGTCACAAACGACGAACGCAACTAATCTTGGTTTAGTTGCGTTTTTAGGATAAGGTATGAAGATTAATCGTCTGAAAGTCTCTTTTCATCTCGCTTTAATTTCTTCTTCTTTGTGTCATGCGCGCCAGCGCCGCTAGTTTGAGCGTTCTTGGCAACAAAATTTCTAGGAGCCGGAATCTTAGCAGTAATCTTCTTTGCCGGCTTTGCTTTCTCAAATAATTCAAATAGTCTCATGATATTCCTATTAAATAGGAGAGAAGCGGTAGCGAATCGCTTCTCTCCAGACGCCTGCATCAGTCGCCAACAACGGTCCTAAAGGTAGTTGTTAGTATTATTTATCAGAAGTATTTGATTTTTTAAAATTTAGGTATCCAAGCAACAAGCCATTTATATTTTTTGCACCTTCAGGGTTTTTGCTATGAACTGTATATTTGAAGTCAGCTGGCATTGTCCCGGTGTCCATGTCGTACTCAACTAGCCATTTTGCAAAATCCATACCAGTATTTCTGTCGCTGTAATCGCCAGCATAATGCATTAACCCCAAATCATGATCAAAGCTAATCACATTCGGAAATCCATTCTTCAATACCCAGTCTTGTGCCTCCCGCCGACTGCGAACAATTTGCCAGTCGGCGCCCCAGCTGCCAACGCCGCCGATCATCAGCCATGTGACATCTCCGGGCATTCTTTCATCATCTAGAAAAAGATATTTCATTAATATTCATCCATAAAAAATGGTGGCTAACCTCTCGATTGGCCGCCACCAAAGTGTATTCTTAGGCACCCCACCTAAGATCCCCGTCCTGTAGCAAGATATCCTCCGCGGTTACATTCCCCTTGTAGGGAGAAGTGCCGCATCATCCTTAGTAGACATATGTACGCCATCGATGGCGGTTTCAACATTGACGCTACTTGCAGATTACAGGTTCACAACCGGGCCTACAAGCCCATACACTTATTCCTCGATATACTCCTCGTCAGTACCTTCGTATACGATCTTCAACATTGCCTTCTTCTGCCGAACGTTCTTCTCGACCATTGCTCGGGCCTCTTCCAACGTGACTCCGTAAGCCTCTGTTGAGCCGCCGTAGACGCGAACGACATCAAAGAAGTATTCCTCCTCGTCAAGAATGCCTCCGGTCCCAAACTCATCACCATTGCTGTCTAGGAAATCATCATCGAACGGCTCGTCTTCATCCTCGTGCATTACGTTGGGAGAAAATGGCCAGGCGGCTGGCTTCAAGGTCCATGTGTTATCAACTGCCTTGCCAAAAGCATCTTTCGGGTCACCATGAACTTCGCCAATAACCTCATAACGCATGCAACGGCCTTTGGCGTTATCGTAGTCCACCGGAATACTAACAACGTCTGCAGGGTTGATCTTCAGAATCACAATGCGACTTCCACCAAAGTAGGAAAGATAGCTCTCACTACAGAAGTGAAGTCCTGTCGAGCAAGTCGACGCCGGATTATCATCTACTAAGTTCCTTTCCATCTCGACTACCTGGCCGACGCTGTTGTCAATGGTACCTGTATAGACATCCGTAAAATTATCATTAACACGCTTGTAAGCCAAGAAATGTCCATCCTCGGTAATTGGCAAACTATTCTTTTCCAAGAAACCATACAGTTGATCAACAGATCGCTTGGATGGGTTTTCCATTAAGTTCTCCATAAATCTCACCATCGGATCAATCGGGAACCCATCTCGATACATCTCGATCATTCTGCTTGTAAGGGCGTTATGAAACGGTCGGCCATTCCATAACACTAAGTCACCTTCGATAGTAACGTTGCCGCCTCCAAAATCAACAATAGCTTTAGCAGGGGTTATGATATCTCGCAACTCATCCCAATCCTGGGCCTTAAGTGCTTCGATGATCTTAGGATATGCAATATGCGTGTCCTTGCTGATGGCGTGGCTCTTGCCGTCAATGACAATGATAATATTCTTACCTTGCATCAAGTAGGGAATCGGGTTGCTCATTTTAAACTTTCTCCAGTCTATCAATTAAATTAATGTATTCGGCAATAGCCTCTTCTGGCGTATTGCGGGCTATATGCTCTAACAATGGGTACTTCTTATGCAAAGACTTATAGGAGTCTTTAATTCTCTGCGTCAATGCATCTATCTGAATTGATTTGCCGTAACGGCCACACAATTCAATAATGACACTGACATTACTTTCCGATTTCTTAATGTTCCCAAATTCATTTAAGAACTTTGCATAATCAGAATCGACACTTACTTTTTTTGCAATTACGCTGTTAGTATACACTCTACTATCATGCGAATCAATCACAGAAGAGGCTACCATTGATAAAATGTCCTTATTGTCAATTTTTGCAACTTCTTCTCTCAGTTTGTCGTCAAGACAAACCCAATTGCTTAAATCTTTGACGTCATTGATCTTGCTTTTTCTGACTCCGAATATCTTAATATTTTCGATGGCCGGAACTCCGCAACGGACCATGAGTTCTTTAACCCCATTAAAGGTTGTGAACGCAGTACCATCTGGGTTGATGGGCGTGTGGTTGTTCAAGCAAACGTAGCAATACGTTTCTTTGTCAGTCAACTCATCGTGATATGGGGCCCATGTGTAGTTTTCCTCGGTGCTACGGTGACGACGATAGTACCCGGAATTATGACCCCTAAGTGTTAACTTAGCGATACCCTGTGTTGTAGGTGCCTTTACCTTTTCCCTCTTCCTAAGTGTACTGGCAAGCACAACATTAGGGGGATTGTGCAGTTCTGACATCAACTTGTCATATTCTGCCTGCCTTACAGTAAGGTCCGGGTCAGAGTGACTGATACAATACACCTTCACATAACCATCAGTAAAGTGATATCTTGCCCGGGATGTGCAACCTGTTTTCAAATCATTAAGGACGATGTTGACATCACTCCTTACATCAATTTGAGTATATTCCTCATAGTTGCCATTAACATAATCACTGCCACCACTAAGCATGGAACTTGACCCATGATGTATCCTGAATGCCTTTATGCTAAGGCCACGATTTTCGAGATCTAGTGTCTTAAGTTTAAAGGTTTTTACACCATGATATCCATTAAGGTCGAACAGCGGGAAATTCGTATCGTTGACATATTTTATTACTGCCGCTTTGTACAGCTTCAGCTCATACTGGCTGTACAAGAAAAATGCCCGTTCCCATTTATCTTCAATTGCGTCTGCTTTAGACGCCAAATGAATCGAAAGATTCTCATTGAGCAGTTCGAGCTTCTTTTTGATGCTGCCTAATGTTAACGGGATGAAACTAAGTGTCTCTCTGGAGGCGGAGAAGTCAAGTTCACCGATATCAAACTCGATGACCAGACCACAAGTCAATAGTGGAGAAAGATCGCCAAAATGCTTTTCTTTTTCTGGGACATTATCTAAGGAATAGGCAATGTTACCCATAACTGCATATGAGTGTTGGCCGGTATAATGAATTCCTGGGACGATATCTTTTTCCCTGTATTGCTGTTCATAGAAATGAAAGTTCGAATGTCCTGTAATAACAGGGCGAAGTTTAAACCAAGAAAATACGTCCGCGGCTTCGTGAATGAAGGAGTTATAATCCGTCCGGTTAGTGACACTAAACTTGACCTCCACCCCGTTAGGTAAATCAGTTGCCTCTCCAGTCATTTCCGCAACACACGGAATGCCGGACTCATTAATGTAGGCGCTATAGATGCGTTGAAAACCATCCTTAATTGCAGTAACAGTGAAGTTTTCCGTATAACTGAATGGCGACTTGGATCCTAAACCAAGTGCTCCAATGAAATCATTAGAATCAGTCTTTGTAGACTCGAAGTATGTTGTGTAAATGTCGGTGACTTCATCGCCGCTTAGCCCAGTACCAAAGTCTCGAACTGAGAACCATGGTCCAAGCATTGTAGGCAGATGCACTTCAAATGGTACATCACTTTTGCCGGCGGCGACGTGACTATCTACAGCATTGCACGACAGCTCTCGAATGATTGCACGAATCTTGTTGGAATAAAGTCCATCAGACAAGATTTTAAATGCCTTTGCTGAGTTGCGAATTTTAAACTCGCCGGTGGCGCCTGTGTTCGATAACACTGCTTCGTTAACCGCTACATCAAGTTTCATGGTGGTGTGTCTTTCATTTATTGTTGCATTCTTATTGTGCAACATGCGAGTGTTTGTGTCAAGTGGTGTAGATAAATAAAAGGCACGGAAACGATGCAAACAACCTTCATTAACTTAGAAAGGAATATTATGAACGAGAATCAAAAATCTGCACTTATGGTAGCAAGAGAGTTATACCCTAATTCGCCAATAGATGATCTAATAAAATTTGCAAAAAAAATAGAATACCATTACTATAAGAGAGAATCACCGGACGATGGCATTATTAATTTTTGCCGGTCAAGAAAAATACAACATCCGACCAAAGGTTCCATTCCGTTCTCTTTATATGATTTTCAAATATGCTACTTATTATCATTACAAGAACATAAAAATATCATATCAGTGTCAGCAAGGCAAATGGGAACAGGGCTAGTCTTATCTAAATATGCGTATTGGGAAGCCATAAATTCACCTGATCTCAATATAGAGGTCACATCGAGTAGCTTCGCTACTATCGAACAATTCCGTAATCGAATAATCTTTGCACATAACACACGTAGCCATCTCGACTCCATACCCGATATAATAAGCTATAGTTCGTATCACATTCTGTTTTCAAACAACTCAAGTATACGGTTTACATCCATAGATTCGCTCGGTAGCAAAAAATATGATATCGCCGTCATCGATAATGCAGCTTATATATCGTATTCTAAAATCAACGTCTTTTGGGCCAAATATAACAGACTAGAATATAAACCTAGACTTATACTTAATAGTGGGGCGGGGGCGCCTACCGGGCTTTTCTACGATCTATATTCTAACCCGGGCCGGGATTGGCATACTATGGTTATGCCATGGCACATGCACCCTGACAGAGATCAAATATGGGCAAATAATCAAATTAATAGTATAGGCCAATCTGCGTTTGATAAAGACTATAACTGCGTATTTGCATAGCCTAAATTTGGTAATTTAAAATATCCAAAGGTGATAAATAGCAGACAACAAGGAAATAGTTCCTTTTTGAATGATGGAGATCCCTGTCAACAGGAGTACCCATTCGAGGAGTTATCATGGGAAAACCCATTCAGAAAAAATGGTTCGGAGTAGCAGCAACCGCTGGCAACCAAATCGTCGTAGACGGTGTTAAATTTGCAGACGCCACAACTGCAACAAGCGCATATATTGTAAAGCAAACTGGCGACAGGGCTTACATTGTAAGTGATGGCACAAAAGCAGAAATTTGTTTTATGGTTAATGCTGCCGCAGTCGGTGATCTAGAACCAAATCAGTGTTTTATCACAGCTACACCATTCGGCGGCGCTGCTCTGCCTTGTGAAAAAATTGCTCAATATAAACTGAGCGTTTATGCAGCAGACGGAACAATTGACGACTATACATGGTCAACACAACCAGCAGTTAAGAACGGCCAGGCCGATCTAAACTTAGCATAAGAAATTTTGCTCAAAACAAAGCACTCCTCGGAGTGCTTTTTTGTTGGTCCCGCCAGGAAGAGTCGAACTTCCGTCTAAGGTTTAGGAAACCCCTATTCTATCCATTGAACTATGGCGAGTTATTTCTTTTCTGCTTTTTCTAATCTATCGTAGTAATCGGGGAATTCAGCTAAGTGATCGAGTGCAATTTCCTTTGCCATTGCTAAGTCACCTGTATGTTCTTGTTCTACTTTAATGCCCTTTCGAAGCTGATTTGCAAGATCATTATATGGGACCTTGTGTTTCTTCAATATTTCATCAAATGATGGCGTTGGCTTACCAATTAAATCTTTAATCTCGTCTAATCTCATAATACTCCTTGGCGGAAGGTAAAGGAGTCGAACCCTCCCCGCTTCACGAGGGCCTAGTTTTCGAAACTAGTTACGCACCGTGCGTGCTACCTTCCGTGTACTATTTATCTACGTTCATCATAGTCGTGATCGCGATCGTAAAAACTTTCTCGATCCCATCGCTTCTTTTTTTCTATTTCCCGTTCTGCTCTTTTAAATTTACGAGGGCCGTTGTATCCCTTTTCGTAATCATCTTCATCATAGTCATATTCGTCATCGTACGACTTTCTTGACATATCATCCTCTTATTTTTTATTTAGTTCTCGATTTAATGCTGAATATCCACACGGCAATATCTGCCCATCTATGAAAATTTGG